GGCAAGACCACCCTCAGTACGAAGCTCATCGAAGCGTACTTTGCTGCCACCCTCAACCCCGCAGAAATGGAGCTTTTCCATAGAAACCCCAGTCAGTATTTGTACGACCGGGGCATACTTGGCGACACGTTCTGGGAGGGCGCCAGTTGGGCCACCAAGGCCGTCCTCATGGACGATTTCATGCAGAAGCGTGAAATCGTTGGTTCTGAGAAGTCCGACGCTCTCGATGTCATTGGACTTGTCAACCCCCGCCCTACCCTGGTTCTCATGGCCTTCGAAGGCAAGGGACACACATTCCTTGCTCCAGAGGTCGTGATGCTCACCACGAACCTCAACGATCTTCGCTCTGACTGCGTCAACGACATTGGTGCCCTCAAGCGCCGCCTTCACCTTACCTATAAGGTTACCAAGAACCCGGACTACTTGGAGGGTTCCAACAAAATTGATGCCGACCGCTGGATCATCAATCGCGCTACTTACACTGACAACGGACATGTTGTCCATGAGCGCGTCACGCCTGAAGACATTGTCGTTGCCATGGTCAACAAGCGTAAGGAGCACGCCAACAAAGCGTACTCCAAGCATGAGTTCAACATCAACACCGGACTTGATCCCAGTGACTTCAACAACTTCATTGCCTCGCTTCAGAACAAGCTTGAGGAGCCCACTGAAGCTGAACAGGCCGTTCTGGACCATGCCAAGGCGCTTACTGGCCTTGAGTGGGACCTCCAAGCACTTAAGAACCACTTCTCCAGGAACAACATTGTTGCTTTCTGGGAGATGGGTCTTGACGTGTGTAAGCGTGCGCTTTCTCGAGTCACTCGTTCATTCTTCATGCTCGGGCCCATTACCGATGCCATCAAGCTTCCGGATATCCCGGACATCACCAGTCTCTTCGACCCAGTCTGGCGTCACCTCAACACCCTTGTGACTTTTTGCAAGGGCAACGCGGTGACTCTTGCTCTCGTTGCCGCCGGTCTCAGCTTGTTCATTCCGTCGCTTCAAGTGACCGCTTCTCAGTCTTCTGCTTCCACCAGTTCCGACTATGTTGGCGCCAAGCAAAAGCCCCGTGGGAAAGCCCCCAAGGTCACCGGTCATTTCAAGGGTCACGCTGCCCAGTCCCAGGGCTCCGGTTATGACTTCTCCAAGAGCCTTTACACGGTCACGTGTTCTCTCGGCACCGGTGTTTTCGGTCATGCGTTGGCCCTCCGAGATGATTACATCCTTATGCCTGGACACTTCATCCGCGACGCCTTTTACAAGGCTTCTGCGGCTGGTGTGGACACGGATGGGGCCCATTTCATCTTTACGTGTGGCACCGATTCAAGGCGCTTCTTCCACGTCGACCTTCATTCCATTGGTCTTCACAACACCAGCAATTGGGCTGAGAACCACGATCTCATCGTTCTGAAGCTGTCCAACCCTCGGGTTGGACTCTTCCCAAACATCATGGCACACATCGCCCCACACGCGTCCGTTTCCAAGATCGTTTGGAACTCTCGTGAACGTGAGACTCGCCTCGTCTGTCCAGGATTTGAAGGTCGCAAGCCGGAAAGCTTCTACGGTCCAACGTACATGCTTCCTGAACACGCCGCGCTTTGCTGCGAGGGTTTTATGACTGTCAAAAACGTCGCTCGCTACCGTGCTTACACGGGCCCCGGCGATTGTGGATCGCTCCTTCGAGATGCAGGCATCTCAGACGAGCCTGTCATTGGCATGCACTTTGCTGGCGACAACTTTGGCTATGGCTATGCCACCATCTTCTCCCGTGAACTTCTTGAGAAGCTCATTGAAGGAGTCGGAGACATGGACGACACGGACGGCCGCGCCCTCGAGTTCGACGCCATGTACCGTGTCGCCTTTCCGGCCACCAACACGATCGCCAACACGAGGCTTGTATCAACCCAGAGCGGTGATATGAAGCTACTCGTTGGGTTTCCGAAGACCTCCAGCCAGGCACCTGCGTGCCTTGATAGGGAGTCTTACGAGAATGCCCTAAAGAAGATCAAGCTCGTCAACATCGATGATTGTGACCTCAACATCGTCGATGCCGGTTGCGCGTCTTACTTTTCAGACTGCCTTCCCCCCCGTGTGGCTCCCCGTGTTTATAGCATTGAGGAAGCTCTTCGTGGTGTTCTTGGCGACCCAACGTTTCGAGCGCTCGATCGCACCTCGTCGTTGGGTTACCCATACACCCATCAGAAGCGTGAAGCCTTTGACGTCAACTTCAACCCGACACCAGGTCTTGGTGAGAAGGTTATGGTTGATATCAAGGCCGCACTCGCTCTTCTCAAAGAAGGGTGCAGACCCATCACGCTCTACACTGACTTTCTCAAGGACGAACGTCGTCCTATTGAGAAGGTCCAGTCCAAGGCCACGCGGCTCATTTCGGCGTGTCCCATGCCCTACCTCATCGCATTTCGCATGTACTTCGGCGCTTTCATGCACTCGTTCAACAAGTGCAAGGGCATCAATGGCACGGCCGTCGGCGTAAACGTTTACGATGACGACTGGACCGATGTGGCCCTTCAAATGGTCACCACAGCTGGCGGTCGCGACAAGCGCAACTTCGGTGCTGGGGATTACAAAGGCTTCGACTTCACGGAACATCCGGAGGTCCACCGCATCATCCTGAAACACATTCAGGCATGGTACGGTGACCCCCCAGACTCTGAGGAGTTTAAGGCCCGCGAGATCCTTTGGCGTGATGTGTACAACAGCTACCACATCCGCCAGAACCAAGTGCGTGAGTGGAGGAGTGGCCTCCCCAGTGGTCACCCAATGACCACGGTCATCAACTGCATTTACAACCACATAGCTTTCCGCTATGCTTGGGTGCGTCTGCACGGTGGCGACCTCACCAGCATCCCGTTCTTCCGCGAACACGTTTCTTTTTTCGTCCTTGGTGACGACAACGTCTTTGCGGTTAGTGACGAGTATGTTGAGCAGTTCAACCCAGTTGCGATCGGCAATTACATGTCTGAGATGGGACTCACATACACCTCGGACACCAAGGACCTCGAACTTGGTGGCATGCGCTACCTCCACGAGGTCACGTTCTTGAAGCGTCGGTTCATTTACGACGCTAGCGTTAACCGGTTCCTTGCACCAATGGAACTGGACGCTGCTCTCGAGATGGTCATGTGGAGCAAGAAGCGTGACACAGTAGAGACTTTCCGGTCTAACTGCCGCAACGTGCTTCGCGAGCTCTCGCTCCACGACGC